TCAGAACTGGTTTTCATAGCGTTTCCTTTGTGGTTTTTCGGCTTTCCACGCCGAAATGATACGGATGGTATCGAAGCGCAGCGTCCAGACAACGACCAGCAAGCGATGCTTTCCCCCCATGCCAAGCGTGACGAACCGTTGTTCATCGTGATCCCGGTCTTCGTGGGTGAGCGCAAAAGGATCGAGCAGAACCGGGGCGGCTTCTGCAAAAGTCACGCCGTCATGGTTGATGGGATTGGCTGCTGCTTTGTCCGGGTCGAATTCGATTTTCATAGACCCCATGATATGCACAATCGTGCATATCGTCAACGGTTTTTTGCGCATGAATCTATTTGGGCGCGGGACAGGGCATGATAGATACCCTGATTCGTCTGGTTGCGGAAGGCTCGTTTACGGGGCAGGGGACGGGAAAATAACGATTTGGAAAAATGTAGTCGGCGCGATAGACGCAACCCGGCGCGATGTGCATAATGGGAATGGAAGCAGCAAAATTTAGCCGCTAGCAAAAACGACGACGCGCGAACGCCGCAGAGAAAAGGAAAATCTTTGGTGCCCAGGAGAGGCAAACCGACTTTGAGTATTGACGCTGGTTACGTGCTTGTTGTGGTGTACAAATGGTGTACGAAAACGTGTGCCTTTATTTTTATAGGTAGGCACCGAACCGTCACACCCCTATAATCCTCTACCCGTTAGAAGGTCTGACAAGGGTGCTTTTTTCTTCCCTTGTTTTGCCCTGGTATTTTGCAACGCAGCCCATTCTTCGCGCAGGGCTTGCCGATCGCTGCCGCTCCCGTTCTTCTTGGCTTCGGCGTAGGCTTTCTTCAAGCGGGCGGACTCGCCTTTGATGGAGTCCTCAGTCTTGTAGTAGCGGGTCATGGCTTCAAAGGCTTCGTTTTCCTTGGTTGTTGGGAAGCCTAGCGTGGTGAATAGCATGTGCCCCCACTTAAATTCTTCTGGCGAGAGCCACTGTTGCTGATTCTTCCCCGACCCGCTGGTGATGCCTTCGCTACCTGTGCGGCGAGCGCGCATGAATCCAGCCACCGGGAAGCTAGGCGCTACTTGTTCCACGGCTTTTAGCCAGTCGCCTTTGCCCAGGCTGTCTATGACACGCAGCCCCCGGTTCGTGACCGCGCCGCCGAACAGCGTGACTAGGGAACGTTCCGCATCTGAGCGGGACGATATGCCGAGCCGCTGGAATGAAGGCATAAGCATGTCGCCTGCGCCTACGCTACGTGACCAGTCAGAACCAAGCGCGGCGGGCACGCCCTTCATGAACAGGTCTGCCGCGTGTTCGCCGCCCGGTAGCTGGCTGAGTAGCTCATAGGCTTGTTTTTCCGCATCGTCGTCCTCGGCGCCGAACGCGCTCAATAGCAGTCCTGCTACCCATGTAAACGTCTGTGCTGCGGGAAGCCCCATTGCGCCAGCCAGGAACATATGTGTACCGAGCATGGCGGTGAAGGCTTTCCTTGCCGCAGCCCGATCTTCCTTTTCCATTTCCCTGAAAGGAGAAAATGCGTCCATTGCCATTTTGTACGTGAACGCGATCTGGATCATCTGGAATTTTCTAAACTGCGTAGCCAATCGCATGATACTGTTTGCGGTCATCCAGCGCGGCGCGTTGAAGGAACTGTAGTCGCCCTGGGTATCCGCGATGACGCGCTCTGCGTAGTCTATGGCTTGTTGTTCCGCGTTTGCTACGCCGTCTTTCTTGAGGCGGGCGAGTTCCAGACGGTATGCAGCTACGGCAGAGACCGTCCGGTTGACCATCTCTGAGCGTTGCATGGCACGGCGGCCAAAGTCGTCAAGCGGTTTTAGAATCTTCTGGAGTTTTCCTTCGCTCAGCTTCATGCGCTCGCCCAGTTCAAGAGACATGGTGAGGTTAATGCGCCCGCGCCGCGATAGCTCCTCGACAAGATTCTTGACGTCATCGGGCATCAGGCTAACCCAATCTTCCTGCCACAGCTTGCCAAGACGATCCTTGAGTTCTTTCATGTTGAACTCATTTCCGAACACGGTGCGGTAGGCTTGCAGCATCTCCCGTCTTACATCGCCGACCGCGTGGCGCTGCATCAGGTAGGGCGCGGTCATAATGAAGGGCTGCGTAGCGTTCTGTACGTAGTAGAAGGGCTTGCTTACCAGGGTAATCCAGGCGTTCGCGGACAGCACCATAGACGCTACGTTGCTGGCAGACTTGTTGAAGTTGTCATGTCGTAACTGTAGCTCGTTCAGCAATGACATGGCAGCGGCGCGGTCTTTGGCCTTTTTGGCTTCCTTCTTCATTACCGTCAGGGCTTCCTGAGCTTCTTTGCCAAGAGTCAGGGTTGCCAGGTAGCTTGCGTTTGCGCGAATTTGCGAGGCGGCAGCGCGGCGAATATCTACGGGGAGTAGCCCGTGGATATTTGAGCGTTTGAGTTCTGCCTTGCGCGCAGAGGTGTCTCCTACGGACTGGATAAACATCTCGTGTAGGAGGCTACGCATGGCGGACACAGTAGCGTCTCTGGCGTTGCCGCTGTAGCGTTCAAGGTTACGCGCAAGTTTTGCAAAGGCGTTGAAAGACAGGTCGCTTTCAAAGTCTCCGTGTTTATCTTTCTGGAAAAAGTCTGTCTTTGCGTAGTTGCCACGTATTCTCCGTTCTTCTGCGGAGGCTTGTAGTTGCGTATCCACGCCGCGCACAAAGTAGTGCGCCGGGTCTTGTTTCAGCTTATCGATCTGTTTTTTAAGCGCCGCGATACCACGTCCTTCTGCTACGTCCTCAGCGTCCATCTCACTGGTATCTTCGCGAGGGGCGCTCATGGCGTCCGCAAGTTCGTCTTGCAGGTCTATCAGTTTCTGCGAGCGCCCGATGACCATGTAGTCTCCGACTCTACGCAGCGGCGCGTAGAGATGGATTGTCGACATGCCGGAGGTGAACATCTTTTGTTGCGCAGCAGCTTCGCGCTGGATGGACGTTATGTCTTGTTTGGTCTGCTTCTCGGCAGCGGCTTTGGCTTTGGCCTTTTCCGCGTCCGTCATTTTTTCATCCGCTGCGATAATGGCAAGCCGGTCGGCCAGTTCTTCCTTGAGGCTGGCTACCTGTTTTTCTGTGACGGCATCGATGTTATTTTTTATTGCTGCGCCGATAGCTTCCCGGTTTTCGTGGAAGTGATTGAAGAAGTCGTCTATGGCGTTGCGGACAGCGGGCGTGAAGGCGTTGTAACGGGCTGCAAAGGCTTGGTCTATCTCCATGTCCTCTGGCAACCAGGCATACTTGGCGTTCTTGACGAATGCTTTTTTAGCTTCGTTCAAGGCGAGCGTAGCATCCCGTATGAACTCATACACCTTGTCGCTAATGGCGCTGGTTCCAGCAGCTTTTTCAAGACGCTCAAGCATCTGTTCGCCCTTATCTTCCCACTCAGTGCGCTTCTCCAGTTGCTGCCTGAGTAGGCTTCCCCACTTCTCAGCCCCTGGTATTCCCAGATCAACGGCGAGCTTGATAAGCGCATCCGTGAAAAAGTTCTTTTCGACTATCCACCTGTTAACGGCGCGCACCCGGTCGCTCGTCCATACCAATGCGTTACCAATCGGCAAGGGCAGCTTGTGCTTGACGACGTAATTCTCCGTCCAGGTCTTAGGGTTACTGCGCCAGTCGGGGTTAGCGGGCGCGGTGTACTCGGAGAAGAACTCGTCAAGACCTAGGGGTTCGCTATTCGATTTGAAAATTTCAGCCGCGCTGTATATAATGGGCTGTGAGGCTCCTGTTCGTGTTCCTCCCAGGAAATTGGCTCCTGGGGTAGCCATGAATCGGGAGCCTTTCTCTTTATCTACGCCAATAAGATTCCCCTCAGTAACCCAGTGTTGCAGTCGCTCATCATTTTTAGGGTGCACACTACGCACGTCATTTACAAAAATAGTTCCCCTACCACGATCTCGACTGGCTTCTAGCCCTACGATAAGGCTGCCAGATTTATGCGCCACTTCTGTTAATAACAGGATAGTAGATGAGTTAGACTTTGAACGAAACACCGCAATCGGGGTGTGTACTTGCCGCAAAGCTTCGCGTAGCTGTTCTCCAGTGAGATCGTGCCGCGCCATCTTCTTTCGCAGAATTCCCCGTGTAGCTTCTACAGGCAAGGCAGGCACTCCAAACATCCGTAGTAGTGGTCCTGCTCTACCCAATGAAATTGCTTGGTGTACTGGAAGCGTGCCGTTAAGAAACGCATCAAACTCAGAGTCGAAGGTCTTGGGTATTGGGTTCTCAACTTTTGCGCTTGGCGCTTCCTGTTGCGTGTCGGTAGCAGACTCCCGCAAGTGCCTGAGCGCCATGTCCGCAAGGTCTGCCTGGTTGAGCGCAGGGGTTGTATCCAGACCAAGGGCGTTCTTTACAGTCCGCTTTACAAAGGCCAGTAGGTCTTGCGCCCACTTGATAACTGAGGGCATACGGGTACGCCCATCTGTATATTGCTGGACTGCGTAGGCTCCAAGCTCATTAAGACCACGTTCTCCAAGTGTGCCATCTGATTCAATGTCCAGATTCGATATGGACTCCCGCGCTCGCTTCACCCATTGTGGGTTTGCTTCCGCGATACCACGCAGGCGCTGCATCAGCGCGTTGTACTCTTGCAGGCTCCTGGCCTTGAGTTCCATCATCGCCCCGTGGAACGCCTCATGTGCCAGTACGGAGAGGGCTTCGTTAGGCGCGATGTTACGGGCGAAGAGGGTGATCTTGCCGTTATGCCACTTCCCGGCGATGTGCTTGTCCCGTTCTCTTTGTGTTCCCGGTTCTGCCTGGATGTCCAGCTTACCGGAGGACATAAGACGATTGACTATTTTTTCACCAAGCGCCGCAGTGAGTACGCTGCGCACTACGTCTATGTACGCGGAGTCTGCGCCTTCTGAGCGGGGTGGCGTAGTGGTCTCGGAGAAGTTGGGGTCCGTGTCTGCGTCCTCTTGCGCAAGTTTAAGCTGCTTGCTCTTGCTGACAACATAATCTTTAGCAGCAGCAATCGCTTTCCTGCGTTTAGTATTTTCACGCTCTGGTAGCTTACTACCCTCAGTATCCAGTGCAGTCTCTTCCGCTTCTATTAATTTACGCATCAGGTCTAACTTATCTTGCACGGACTTTAGCTGCTTGCGTGTTGCGTCTTGCAGCGATATGTTTGCGATAGCCTTCTTGAGCGTGGGGATCAGGCTCATATCCGGTGCGCGCAGCGTATCCAGCGTAAACTTGCTGTACGCAATAACATCCCGTGCTTCGCGCGCGCGTCGGGATGCCACGGCTCTGTCTTCATCAATCTTGTCGTTGTGCTTCTCAGCGTCGCGGGATGTGTTCTTATCTTTTTCAGGTAGACTGGTTATAATTCTTTCCTGCCTTGCTATCTGTGCTTTTGCTTTGTCTATAGCGGCTACTGCGACTTTACGCGCGTTCTGCTGCGCTGCGGGTGTAGCACTTGGCAGGAGTCCGTTGTAGATGGCAGACAGTTCCGCTTCGCTGAGTAAGCTGCTGCGGGTCGCCTTTTCTGACAGTCGCGTTGCTTCCGATGATACGTGCAGGTCATCTTGTGCTGCGTCTTCAACTGCTTCGTCTGCGGAAACATCGGGCGCGTGCGCTTCTGTAGCGGCTTCCTGCGCACCTGGTTTAGTTTGCGCATATGCTAATAGCCTTCTTGCTTCTGCTAGATCACCGCGACCTGTAGCCCGGTAAACGGCATTCACATCTGTTTGCGTAATTTTCCCCGCTTCGGAAAGCGCATCCGCTAGGTCAAGTATCTCCTCTTTCTCTGGGTTTTCTGCCTCCTCTATTTCAGAATCCCTGGTAGTTTCTGCAACAGGCGGACTTGTTGTTTCAGAAACTGCGGGCGCATCAGTCTCATCCATGCGTTCTGTTACGTCGTTAAGCGCGTCGTTGCCTACCTCTAGTTCTGTTGCTTGAGCCGCCGTGTTCATAGCCGCCGCAACTTCATCCGCTTCTCTCCGTGCATCCGCAGCCAGTGCCGTTGCCGCAGCAGACTCGGCAGCGTCCTCTATAGTTTGCCCGGTATTCTGAGGTGCGGCAGGTGGTGGCGCTTGCACCGCCACTTGTTGGGCGCGCGGTATTTGTCTAAGCGCGCTAGATTCACTCAAAGGAACCCCAGTTACCCTATCTCCCATAGGCAGGGACTGTGCGTCCATTGCGCCGAGCGCCTGCTGCAAGTCCATATTCCCAAGGTGTTGCTGTAGTGGCGTTAAGCCGCGCTGCACGTCCCGTACGCCCGCTACATTCCACGCCCGATCCATTCTATGCTGCGTGGGTGTGCGGCGTAGACCGCCTAATGACCCCGGCGCGGCGCTCAGGATACCGCCAAGAACACCGGATTCAAGATACCTTTGCATGGCTTCTTCGCCGAACAGGTCAATTCCAGCAGCGATGTTTTCCAATCCTTGTTGCGCGACTTCCTGTCCTGATCCAACTGCGCCCGCTTCCAAAGCGCCTGCCCCCATGCGCCGCAACGCTGATTTGGATGTGTGACCCAACGGGCCGCGCAAACCCCTGGCAAGATACCCAGGGATACCGACTACGTTCAAGATTGAATGGGGTATGCCTAATGCCATAGCCTGGGCTATGTCCAGTTCCTGCCCATTTTCTGCCTGTTCTGTCAGCATGGTTCCCGTGGAAAGCGGCTGTCCTACTGCTGCCACTGTGGCAAGACCCATCCGCTCGCCGCCTACCGCAGCCTGTGCAAGCTGGAGCGCCCGCTCCTGAGTTAGTGTCCCCGGTTTCGCGGCTGCCATTAGCTCTCTGGCGCGGTTCGCTACCGCAGCGCCCTCTATCGGCGCAAGCTGAGTAGCGCCCCTGCCAAGCGCGCCTCTTAGCCCTGCGACACGCGCCCCCGTGTTCAGGGCAGCCGTTGCGCCAAGCCGCGCGCCACGTGTTACCCATCCGCCGGGGACAGCCAACAGCGCCATCTCTGGCAAGGACTGCATCGCGTTGAAGGTCAACCAGTCAGTAAAATCTCCGAAGTTGTTTACGTCGCTAAGAGACGCCTTCTCTGCAAGCGGATTAGCCGCATTCTGTAGCTCTGCGTAGGCATCCAGCTTGTTTGCGGTCGCTCCGTCTCCAATACCTACAGCATTGGGAACCCGCGCAAGCCCTGCGCCTGTCCTAGCCATCCCGGATTTCAGCGCCTGCCACGCGCCGCCGTCGCCAACATCCATACCGACCATGCGCGTAACGTCTGTGGCTGGCATACTAGCCCCCATAGATAGCAGCAGCGCCAGTTCAGAGTCTGATCTATCCCTCAGAGTTTCGCTGTGCTCTCGCACGCGGTCAAAGAACGGATTAGCCATACTGGTTACTCCGCTGATCCACGAGCCTAAACACACGATTCGCGTAGTCAACGCCGCCCGCTGCATGTGTTGTATTCTGTGGATTATTACCTACGTTGCCCGGACCAGCGTAGTACGCAGTAACCGCCTTACGTATGTCTCCGCCAAATTGGTCTCGCAAGTCACTTAGATATCTAGCTGCCGCATCCGCAGATTCAAAGAAGTCATCTGGATTCTGCAACCCATACAGCTTGGCTGTAGAGTCTGTGAACTGGAAATGCCCCTTGGCGGAACTTTTAGACGTACGCATGTTTTTACCACGGCTAGATTCTGTTAACCATATAGCATCTAGCACCCCATTAGGTAACTCATAGCGATCCTCAAGCTGAGTTAGGTGCGCCGCTGCTTTTTCCGGGCTGGGCGACCTTGCTTCCTGATCCAGTTTGTCCTGTTCTGCGCGACGCTGCGTATAAGCCTCGTACTGCTGCTGCGCGAGCGAATTTGATTTCACTTCGTTCGATACTGCGGAGCTAAGAGCGTCAGTAGTACGTTGCACAGCGTCAAGGGTTTTAATAACGGCTTCATAGTTTTCACGTCCTTTTTTAATGACGGGTTTATATTGCTCCGCAGCACCCGCGAGTGCAGCCTCGTGACTATCCATAAGCTGCTGTTTAACCTTACTCAGATCAACAGGCTTGTCACTCAGAAGGTCTGCGCCTATCTGGGCAACAAACTCATCTGATCCTGTGGGGAGCTTTGCACCGGCCTCTACAAACTTGGAAATGGCGTCCGCCCGTTCGCTGACGAGTGCCGCCGTTTTTGTCATGCGGCGCTCAGCGTCCGCAAAAAACTTTGCCGGGTTCATGGTGCGGTCTTGTAGTAAGGCTTGCGCCGCTGCTTCCCGCAGTTCATAGTTACCTCTAACTACGCCTAGTACCTTTTCCGACAGCGCCGTGGCTCCATCATCCGCAAGCCACGCACTTATATAATCCCTACTGTCCTTAACATCCTTGAACGACGGTTGATTGTTGCTAACGCGCCCACCCGACTGGCTACTTGCAGAACCGCTACGCAAGTTCAAAAGTTTCTGCGCTTCTCGCGTATCTACGCCACGACCAGTAGCTGCCAATAATGCGCTGTTTATATCTCCGTTTATCTTTGCTATCAGGGGGGAGTTGCCGTCTATAGCTGCTTGTTCCCTCAGTTCCAGTAGCATTTGTATGTGCTCTACCTCTGGTTGCGTAAAGTTTGCTTTTTGTCGGATACCCCCCGCCCCATTCATACCGCGCCCCTCTGCAATCGCGTCGGCACGGGTATCTCGGAAATTAGAACCCGCGTTGTAGTAGCCAGCTTTTGCTTCTAACTCCCTTATTTGCGCATCCTTGTATGCTTCATCCCGCTGTCTGTTTTTCTCAGCAAGCATAGAGCCGAATGGCGACGCACCTTGCAGCGCAGCGTTTTCCAGGTCATAAGCGCGCATCAATGACTGCGCATAGGCTTCCTGCGTGTGCGGGTGCTCATACGCAACACTGCCGTCTTGTTTTAGCCAGCGAACAGTACCAGGTGCGCCGTTTGCGCCGGGTACTATCTGCTGCGTTAACCCATTCGCTTGCCCGCGAGAGGCAAGGAAATCAGGGACGCCGCTAAAGTCACCTTTATATATGCTTTGCACGACCGGAGAATATGCTGCGCTTAATTGCCGCTGCTGCTCCCGCATGTCTCGTAGCATCCGCTGTTCCTGCAATGCCATGTCTACGGATTCCACCTGGCGCGGGTGCATCGCGGCGCGGCGTTGTTCCTCTGCCGCTCTGTGCATAGCGTCCTGCTGCTGAATCTGCATCATCTCCTGAGCGCGCCGGTCTGCTTCCATCCTATGATGTTCATCCGCCGCAGCACCCAAAGCAATACCTAAATTTGCAAATGCCATTTTCAGCACCTCCGATGTTTATTACGCTGGTTCTTTTTAACCATGCCGCCGCGCGCCATGCCGCGCCCGCGCCGTTTTTTCTCTTCGTCTTTCTTGCGCATCTCAAGACCCAACTTGTTTAAGCGATCCAGAAAGTCCACGCCAACCAGTTTTACGGACTCCGCATTCAGCATGTACTCGCCGTCAGAGGCCATCACCGGCACGTCGTCAGAAGTCTCTGTGCCGGGGCCATCAATCTCGCCGCCGTGACTCACGTCCTTACGCCGCTGACGCGGGCCTGCCAAACCTTTGACCGCCTTGACTTCGCCGCCATCGGCTTTAAACAACTCGTTTGCGAGCAAGCCGACTGCTGCGCCGATGAGCGCGCCCCACGGCCCTGCGGCAGACCCCGCTTCCGCGCCTGCTGCTGCGCCACCAGCCCCCGTTGCCGCGCCGCCAGCCGTTTCGCCCGCCACCAAGCCTGTTGCCAGTTCTCCCCCTGCCATGCCGCTTAGCGCGGTCTCTGCGGCGGGGGCAAGTAAATTCGTGGCGGCTCCGGGGAGTACGGTACTCGCGCTTTCCACTGCCGCTGCCTGGGCAGGCGCTTGCGCCGAAAGATACTTCCCGCCCTCCTGGGCGATGTAATTGCCAAGCTGCTTAGAAGCGTAGTTCTTCGCCATGCCCATAACGGGGTCTGGCGCTTCCGCCGCGCCGCCGCCGCCCATAGGCGCTCTACCCGCAGAGGCACTTGACATCTGCATTGGGTTTTGCCGCTGTAACCCCATGCCGCCCGACATGCCCCTTGGCGTAAAGCCGCCACCTACCATGCCGCCCAGGGCGAGACGTTGCCCGCGCCGCAACCCGCCGCGAGAGCGCGGGCGAATCAGCCCGCCGTCGGCAGCGCCAATAACGCCACCCAGTATGGAAGCCCAATCTACGTTTTCTGTCATGGCAGGAACAAGCTCTTCAGCACCTTGCGCGGCAAACTCCGTGGGCATCATCGCGGATTCAGGCGGACCGTAGTATCCAGGGGCTGCGGAATCAGGCGGACCTACAAAATGGGGTGATGCGGATTCCGGTACGCCAACAAATGCCCCGCCAGTAATGGGCGGCGCGGGGTCTACAACGGGCGCGGGCGCTTGCGTCCCGTCGCTGAACAGCCCGTCCACCTTACCCTTCAAGTATTTTGACAGCGCGTACCCGGCGATGGGCGCGGCATAGCTTGCGATTGCGTTCAGGGTAGAGTTCCCCTTGTTCTTCTTGCCGGAACCCAGTCCGATATTTATAGAGTCAAGTGTGTAGGGGTTCTTCCCCGCTACGGGGATAAGCCCGCCTGCTGCCATCTTGTGCCCGCAACGCCCATGCAGGCCGCGCCGCTTGATAAGTCCGCCGTCTGCCTTGAAGAGTGCCTCCGCCGTCTGCTGCCCATACTTGCCGAAGCCGGAAGCATTCGCTGTGGCGTTCTGGTTTGCCTGCGCGGACATTTGCCCATACCCCGCGCCCGCAGACGCAAGGTTGGATGTGGCCGTGGTCGGCATCCCCGCCAGGGTATTGTAAAAGTCATGCGTCCTTGCCCAGGACATGTTTTCGCCCTGCATCCTGGCATCGTAAGCAGACTGATTCAGCCCGCTGGCGAGCCGTGCCGTGTTACCCAGTTCCATACCGCGCAATTGTGAAGCGAAACGCGGGTCGTTTGGATTCACGCCCATGCTGGATAACTGCCGTTCCGTCGCCTGTCGCTCCATTGCGTTTGCCGAGGCGTTATTGGCGAACGCCTGGTTACGCATCATGTCGTACATGCGCTGCTCGTATGCGCCAGAGTTGGCGTCGTCCACCATCTTCGCCAGATCGAAGAGCGTGTTTGGCGCATAGTGCGCGTACTGATTGTACATCCCCTGCGCTATGTTGGCCTGAGTGCCAAAGAGCCTGTTCTGCTCGTCATAAAACGGCATGTCGCTGCCGCCACCACCACCTGATCCCATAGTTATGCTCCTTTACCGTGCAAATCCAGCACGCAGTAGTGCCGGTCAATATCAAAACCAAACTTTTCTGCGAGTCTTGCCGCGCGGCCATGCGTTGTGAATTCAATCATGTCGCAGTTCAGTTGCTTTGCCGCAGCCAGCATGTGCGGGAACAGCGCCTTTGTCGCGCCTTTACCAGCAGCATAGGCAATTTGCAGCGACTTCCTTGCGACATACTGGATCGGCTTGATTACCGCCAGCATCTTTACCTCGTCCTCTTCCACGCCCGCGAACAGGAACAAATACCCGTCCATGAGCTTGTTCATCACGTCGTGCAGTTCTTCGATGCCGTGGTTGTAGGCAACCGCTGTGCGCAGCAAATCCGGGATAGACTCGCCAAAGGCGTCAAAGTTGCAGGCGGGAATGTAGCCAAAGTTCATACCGGATTCTCCAGTGCCGCAACCCTTGCGGTTAATTGCGTGATCGCTTCCTGTAGGCGCAGCACCTGTTCTGCTACGGTGGTAAGCGTAATGGACGGTTCATCTTCTGTTCGGAAAGCCTTGCGGGTTGTGCCATTGCGCGTCTGCCAGCCCTGTGCCAGAGTGCGCACAGCGCTTTGCGTCGCCTGGTCTTGGATGTTCCCGGTAGGCACATTGGGGATAACACGCGGTGTAATGAGCTTAGGCACCTTGTAGCTCCTGGAATGTGGAACCCATCTCGAACTTGGTGACAACGCCCGTACCGACAAAGCGTACTGACCAGCGTTTTTGCTGCGGCACGGAAGGAAGGCGAAAGGCCGTCTCGCCCGATGTCACATGTTCCGTGTGAATCGCCACGCCGTTGCAGAAAATTGTCACATCGAATGCGCCTTCCACCAGAATAACCGCCGCGCCAAAGGATACGGGGCGGGGAAATACGTAGTCCTTCGAGTGCCATGTCAGCGTGAGATAACTGCCGACGAATGCCTCTGCGTATGCTCCTACGCCATTCTGCGACAGGCCGAAATAGAGCGCGTCCGCGTCTCGCACCACAGATGCGCCGGTAAGCTGCATCGGGAGTTGTAGCCACGACACGCCAGAGGGTTCTTCCAAATCAAGTAAAAAACCCTGTACGGATTGCCCCTGTACGTTCAGTGCCGCGCCGCGCGCCAGAGCGACCATGCGCCCATCGTGTTCTGCCAGCAGCAATTCAGCGCCGGAGCCGGTCAGGAACGAGTTGAACAGATTGCGCCAGACTTCGCGGGTGAACAGTCCCCGGCTTGCGTCCAGTTTTGCCGCGCCGCCTACGACGGTGATAATCCCGTCATGCGAGACATAGGCCGCCGTACCGGAGACGCGCGTCGCGGAGTTGAGCGATACGCCCGCCTGGTCTGAGTTGATGACCTGTTGCGCGGCTTGTTCCGGGTGCGCGCCATAGATAGCGTAGGGTTGCCCGTTAGTCGTCGCCAACACGCCGTTTTCTATGGGAACGAGCGACTTCACTTCATCCGGGAAAGTCATGGAATACGGCCATGCGTGCGGGCGGTACGGTTCGGAGAATAACAAATCGCGCCCGCGATAGGCGCAGAAGAAGCCGTTACCCACATAGGTCAGGCCGCGCAGGTCTTGCGGGGGCGGGTCCCATCCTGTCGATTGCAGCGCCGTCGTGGTCTGCGGTTCCGAGGATTCATCCGCGTAGGTGTATACCCCGCCGCTGCCGGATATCGGCGTCTGATTCACCAGGATATAGGTGTCCGACAACCCATAGGTGCGGTAGACGTTCATCCCGACAACGGGCACGCCATTGGAGTATCCGGAGTATGTAGCGGATATATTGACCCTGCCCGACGCGGTGAATTCCACCAGGGTAGGAGAAGAGGGCGCGGACTCTTCGCCCCAGGAATTCACAAAGGTGACGCAGTACGCAGCGGAAACATTGATGCCGCTGGAATCGCCCGCCGCTTTGAAGAGAAGTTTTACGCGCATTTGCCCCGGCGCTTCCAGATTCGCAACCACCGTGACAATGCCGCTGGTAGCTGGACCTGAACCGCTCCCGGCGCTGTAGACTGTGAAGGGAATACTTTCCGCAACTCCGGTTACTTTGGCGACGATCTTACCACGCGCATTAAAAACGCCATCAATAATATCCTCTCCATTTATAACGAGTCCGCTGGCGAGGGTTATCTTTGCGGCGCAGCGGAGTACGCCAGATACACTTATGCTATGGGTACCTCCCGGTACCAAAAAACTGTTGCTGGTATGCCAAGAGCCTGTTGTTGCCTCTACGCACAAAAGATTTCCCATTACTTTAAAGCTTACGGGTGTGGGCGTTCCCTTAATTCCAAGCACACCAGGGGGTAAACTTGGCGGGCTGCCTGTGTGGAGCGTAAGCGATGTTACACTCCAGTCTACTACGTTCTGACCTGGTATACCAAAACCGGGGGAGGGGTTATACCACTCAGAACCCTGTAACACGACGTGTGCCGGAGTGCTCATACAGCCCCACCTCCATCCGAACCGCCACTAGGGTCAGGATAAAAATTACTATCTATGAACCCTGTACCTTCTATCACCGCAGCCCGCAGGTTTCCATATGCATCGTAATCCGATCCGGACATACCAGGTATGTTGTAGTTGGGATCAAAGTACAATACCCACTCTTCGTTTGGCTTGATGGTGTCGACTTGCGTTATCGGCACAATGCCCGTCACTGCGCCGTTTACTTCCACTTGCAGAGAGGGCGTGGCGGTAATATTGACGGCGGACGCTGTTATGTTGACATTGCCGGTTGTTCCTGGCACGGGCAGCCCAACCCGATAAAAATTGACGGGCGCGCATACCGCAGCCGGGTTATATGCTTGACTCTTTGTCGTGACGAATAGCCCGTCCGTGTTGTTGAAATATACCCGTCCGTAGATATCGTCTATGGTGGGGGAGAGATAGGCGCGAGTAGGGATAGGCCACGAAAACATCCTGCCGTCGCCGGTAGAGAACACGGTAGCGGGCGGCTGGCAGGCATTGCGAACCTGTCCATAGCCGCGCAGCGAGCGAAGTTCGCCGTAGGAGAACTCGCAATTGATCGCCCGCTGCGCGTTTTCGTCTGGCAGAAGATGCGGGGGAAGGCGGGGTATTTCGCCCTGGAATTTATCAAGCGCGATGACGGTCACGGCGGCAACTCCAGGGCGTTCGCGCAGTCTTCGTGACGACGCGCGCAGACTTCGTATTGCTGCACGATGCGAAACAGCGTCTTGCTGATTTCGTCAAAGGTTGCGTCCTTCGGCTCTTGCAGGGGCGGGCAGCGCATGATGCACTCAACGGGAACCATTTGCGTAATCTCCATTGGCGCGATGTATCTGGTTGACGAGCAAGCGGAAAGTATCGTCAGGCAGACGGCAATCAGGGGCAGGGGGAGCTTTTTCATAAACAATCCTTTCCTTTACTTGGGCTGATTCGAGTGCTGCCAACTTCTTTGCTGCCGTGGAAGCCTTGCTGTTCGCGGCTTCCGCGTTCTTACTGGCGAGTTCCAGGGCGTTCGCCATGTGTGCTTCCACGGCTTGCCGGTCTGCGTCGCGGGCAATGGCGCAGCGTCCATCGGCATAGCGATAGCCGCTAAACGCGCCAAGGGACAGCGTGACGACGATAGCAAGGGCGTAGGCAATGAGTTTGGTAACGAGGGTCATTTCCCAAGCTCCCTCAGCTTGCGCTCTTTCATGTTGAAATATGAAAGCTCTGCTTGCCACAGCGCCTCGCGTTCTTTTTCTCTAATCCTGTCTTTGCGGTGCAGCCACACTGCGTGTGCTACCAGGCAGGATATCAAGGCGTATAAAAAGAAGCATTCGATGTCTGTCATTTCGCGCTCCCTCGCATACATGTGGCCGGACACTTATCCCACGCCGTATATTCAACGATTGGTTCATACCAACCAGCTTCCTTTTTCGGTTCAGGCATACTTGAATACGGCAGGGACAAAGGTTCTGGCTTGTCAACGGTGTAGCCAAGGCGTTCCAGGTAGGCAATCGTCTCTTGGATGTTCATGATTTGCCCTCCTGTTTCCTACGCCAAATCCTGTAGCACACCACCAACCCACCTATCATCGCCACCAGGCCAAGCGCCAGCATGAGCCATGCGGGGAAAGAGCTAACAGCCTCGTTTATAGTTGCTATGTACTGCGCTGATTCAGAGACAATGGCAAGCCCTGATGCGGCTGTCACTGCGCCGCTCTGCATCGTCCGGGAGAGAACAATAGGGCGCTCGCAATCGGGGTCAGCAGAAGGAACGCCGGGTTCTATCAGTTCCTTTACGTCATCCCATGTGTTCGGCGCGACCTCGCCCCAAATCGCCTTACGGTATAGGTCTGCTTCCCGCTCTCTGCGCAAGGTCAATCCGCGCACAACCATCTTCTTGCCGTTGATAGTGGCTTTGTTCCACAAAGCAAAGGCGCTTGCGGCAGCATCGTAGTTACCGAGATTGTGCTGCTTCAAGACAGTGGACTTCTTAAAGGCGTCCACTCCGATGTTGTACGCCAGACTGACCATTGCCCCAAATGGTTCCGGGGGCGTAATTCCCTTGATTAACGGACGAATCTTGTCAGTAAAGTACCGTAGCTCGTTAAAAAAGTCCTGGTCAGCGTCCTCTTGCGTCACTGTATCGCCAGCTTTGACATTCCCTGTATGTCCCCAGCCGATTGTCCACACACCGGCAATGTCCTTGTAGGCTTTGAGCTTGCAACCTTCCGACTGCGCGATAAGGCAGACGGCTTCCCAACAGATAGGCCAGTTGAGGCTTTTATCCGGTAGCTTCATGACACGCACCTTTTCCAGTATCGTAGCCACAGTTTCAGCCCGTCAAACCACGCATTGATAGCCGCTTTAACCGGCGGGTCGCGGACTTCTACCTTGACGAACAGCGGGTAAAACAAGACTTTTAGCGGTTCATCCATCATGCCCACCCGATAGTTTTGAGAATGGACATAGCCAGGAACGAGAGCGCCGCGCCAATGCCAGTGAATACGCACTTGCTGACAAGTGAGTTGGTAACTTGCGCGGCTTCTACGGCTGCCAACCGGTCGCGGTTTAATCCTATTGCCGTCCACCCCGCTTCAAGGGACTTAGCCACAGCCTCGCCCCGCGCCTCCAAATGAGCGCAGGTCGTCATGATGCTATCCATCTTGCGCTCCAGAACCTTAAGGCGTTCCAGAATCTGATTAAGCGCCATTGCGTCCGTCATGACATCTCCCTTAGACTGTTGGGCAGATGCTTTCGATTGGCTTCATTGCGCCAAGAGTCTTCGCAGTGATTCAACTCGCCGCCAAACACGGAGAAAACCCAGTCTATGCAGGACATCACCCACGAGCGTTTACCTTGGATGTGCCAGCGATAGGCGCGACTGGAAAGCGTCTCGTCCGGCCAGCCGCGCAGAATCGCGTTGCAAAGCTGGTCAATGGCAATCAGCACCTTGCGCCCATAGCTCATGGAACTCATAGTGCCGCTCCCGTGATAAACATCTGGTCGATCTGCTCGTCCGTGAGGCCAAGCGCCGCCGCCATCGCCGCGAAGACCGGGTTATGGCGTTCGATGACCGAGGCGTGTCCCCATTCAATCCGCGCGGCTTTGCCTTCCGTGCCGGGAATCCCTTCGATGGTCTGCTCTACCGCATCCAGCAAGCCAGCGCCCAGCAGCACCAGGCGCGCCTGTCGCCCGGTAATGGATTGCGGCACGTCGGGCGCGGATACTGCATTCGCGGCCACAACCTTCGCGGGCGGTGGGATGTCCGTCACCTGCCAGCCAGCCAGTGTCAGCCGCGCATATTCGCCTTCCTGCAATACAGGCGGGGTCTTGGCAGTCCAATCGGGATGCGGGTTGGCGCGTTCCGCCGTCTCGCCCGTCCAATAGCGCGCCGCGCCGAGTCGATAGTAGATCATGGTCTTACTCCTTCACCTTGATGGCGACGCCGCCGGTTGCGGGCGTTTGCACGTACTCGCTGTAGTCCGCAGCAAGCGGCCAGCGCTTTACCCATAGGCTGAAATGCTGGACAGAATTGATAGTGCGCAGTTCCGGTTTGACCGCAATGAGTTCGCCCGTGTAATTGTCATAAAAGATGTCGGACTTGTCATCTGACGGCACGGTTCCGCCTGCAAGTTGTAGTGCTAAAAACTTCGCATCATCAAAATGTAGCCGGTTAAAAGTCATCATCGCTGCATTGGTTACAAACCCTCGCGCGCTATCCGGGTGTAACTCGCACACCGCGCGAACAATGCCTGATGTGACAGGTTCTGTGTTCGCATTTGCGGGTACACGACATCGATGATGCTGTATCGTGGCGTCGCCTGTCAGGAGGTCTATCGTCACAAAGCCGGTGTTAGTGGCGATGCGCCCTTGCAGAAACATGTGGGCTTGCGCGCTGCAATGCTGGTAAAGCGTAGACATAAAAGCAGTCGCAACAGTAAATGTAAACGCCAGGGTCGGGGTCTGCGAAAAAACTCCGTTGCTATAATCCATCGTATACACTTGCGGCGCCCCAGCCCGTTTCAGGTATATCCTCCGGTTATTAGATGGCCCGCAGGAAAGCGTACGCACTGTACCTCCACTTCTCGTAGCATCACTCACGGCGGATGCCACCAGTTGACTAAGCGACACGGCGAGCGCCGGTACGGCCACAGCAGTGCCGATAGTAGGCGCGCCGCTGGTTGCGGCGGTAACGGGTATGTGATATGCGTTTTGCAGAGTGCTACCGCTATACATTTGATAATAGAGACCAGCATCCCCGAACAAGACGCGAGTATCCGTAATCACCGCACTCGACGTACTGCTCTGTTTTGTCACGACATCAAACACCAGCAATGACGCACCGGCACAGATATAAATGTACCGCGCGCCCGTGGTGAACATATCTAGGTCACATGACACGGAAAATGTGCTATTCCCATTAATCAAAACCTGTGTCCAGGTCGTTCCGAGATTGTCGCTCCAGTAAAAAAATGTCTGGCTGTTGTATGAAAACCCCACAAGCAAGCGACTGCCGCCGTAATGCTCAAAAAAGCACAGGTTGTAGTTACCTCCGCTGGGCAACGATATAGTTTTGAACGACCAGTTTACGCCTTTATTTATCGACGTAGCCAGATAACATGTAGCGTTGTTGTTGTGCGAATACGCGCACAGCAGCGTATCACCTATAGCGATGGTCTTGTATGATGTATTCAGCACTGTGCCACTTATAGGCAGCGGCACTTCCGTTTCGAGATACTCCGGTGCGAATGCCTGAAGGTCGCCGGTCAGTTCCGCCAGCTGGGGAAACGCAGAGCGCAGACGCAGTTCGCCATCGAAGGGGACGAACTCCGGCTCCAACTGCGCCGCGTCCGCGCTGGTCAGTACCGTGCTGCCGAGGGGCAAGCCGCCCCCAGCGCTCATATTGGCAAACGTACCTGCGGTTGCGCGCAGGGCAATCTCTGCGCCTTGCGCCCAGTCGTATTCCTGCGTGCCTTCCTGCGCCCGTTCCACGGTAAAGGTCGCGCCGCTGGTTGCCGTAACCTTGATGATTTCCCAATAGACTTCAAAGCCATTGGAGTTGCGCCCAATCAGCGTGAGGATAAAAAAATCGCCCGCGTTAAGAATGACCGGGAAAAGCATAGCATCCTGGACTACAAGGGTTGTGCTGCCTATTGGCATTTGCGCTGCCAGATAGGTCTTTGCGTTGTTGGAAAATAGCTGTGCCATTGTCAAATCTCCTTTACCTTGACGGTCAATTCGTCTTCAAGTGTTTCTCCAAGATGGGTTTGTACCCGCACCGTGACCTTGTAACGTTGCCGATCCGCGCCGCCGATCAGGTGCAGTCGCACTCTGGCCGGTTCGGCAATCATGGGATACACGGTCATTGCTCCAGGGGGATCCACGCTGTGCATCAAGATGCGTTCTATGTAATCCCTGGGATCAAGCGCCTCGTCGTACCAAACCGATACAGAAAGCACCTCATTAGGTTGCTTTATTTGCGTGCCAACTCTCATGCCCGCCTCCAGAAGTTCTGAGGGTCAACATCCCTGCCTCTGGTAAACGAAACCGCGTAACCCTCTGCCCGAAAAGAAAACTCCGCAGTTGCTGGATTGACGGGGCTTGCTATTGTTGCCCTGCGCGCGATTTGCCCTGACGCAAAAAGCGTAAGCGAGACATGCGCAGGATTATGTTGAGATGCTACGCCCGCAGTTCTGCTTATCTGCGCGTCCGCCGTCAGCCCTGTTGTGACAATTGCCGGATTGAGCGCTCCGGCTATCATGATGGGGCGTATCACTTCATCCGCATTCGCGCTCAGGTTAGAGATGAGTGCGGGCAGAATCACGGTGTCGTCTAGCATCTGGACACCGGAGGAACTGCCGATAGCTGAAAGCGTTAATTCAAATGGGTCAAGTAGGGAAGCGTCTACTGTAAGTCGTGGGTATGCGTCCATGCCAAGGGAGAACGCAAAATCCGCTTCTGGGTGCACGATACGTTGCGCCGGGTTTGCATAAGCCGCAAGCCCAAGCGTGATGGGGTCTGCCGCGAGCATCACCCGCAAGAATCCTTGCGAGCCGTCGTTGATCGCAGTGCCGTTGATTTCCGCGCCGTTCAGCATGGCGGATTACTCCATTACCCGGCGCGAATCCGTATTCCCGCAGGAGAGATTGCTACGCCGTCTCCTGGCTGGATGGTCTTGGCTTGTGCCATTGCCGCGCGCGCCACCAGATTACCGCCTGTTGCCGCCGTGTAGAAGGCGATGTAGGTCAGCGTCACGTTGTTTGTGCCATCCTGCTGCGGATAGTTGTACTGGACGAGGTTTTCGATTTCCTGCTCGCCGGTGTTGATGACTGCCGGGGCTGTCCAGGCGTTACTACTAGGAACCTGCTGGCGCGCATAGGACGGCCAATTGGCTAACTGGACTTCTGCCAGGGGGTTATTGTTGTCGCCGGGGTCGATTGTGCATAGACCTACGTAGAGCGCTTCCTGCTCAAACAAGCCGAGGGTTGCAACTTTGAATACTGTGGATGCTGCGGCCATGATGAAACTCCTTCCTGATAAAAGTTATGGCAAATGAACGGTCTTGCCGGTGGGCAAAACGCGGACTTCATTGGATGCGGATACGACGGGTTCCGGCTCCGTTACCTTTGCGTCGCTGCGCTTGGCTTCAAACCACGGGCAGGCGGACTTTTTGTCTTTTGAGACATAGCGGCGTCCGCGCCGGTCACAGCGCACCAGACCGGAAGGCGTATAGGCTTGCCCGCCGCCCTCCTGACGACTCGGGATGTAGAGCATTTCGGCCCGCTTGCATTTACGACAATCTATGGTCATTGCGTTCTCCTTCCATTAACCCGCGCCGGATAGCGCGGTTTTAAACGCCTGGTAATACGACACGGCAATCTGCGCGTTCCCGGCAAACTCCGCATCCTTGCTGTAGGCGCGATGCAGTACGTAATTGACAACCGCCATCGCGTAGTCGTCGCGCAGCGGAAACTCCGCCGCTAACGAAACCCACGGCGCAACCGCCTGGTAAACAATTTCAACTAACCCAGGCTCATCCGGCTGCGCCGGGAACACATAGAACCGCAACGGGTCGCTGGCATCGTATGAATACTCTCGTACTTCTCCGCGCCCCTGCCGGTTAATCCAGAGGGAGCGTGCTATTGACAGCATTTCCCTTGATACTTTCCGCACACACAACCTTGAATCACTCATCGGCTGCTGCGAAAACCGCACTTCCAGCAGCGCGCGGCAGTCCGAGGGAAGCGCCTGAAGTTCGCCTTCTACCAGTTGTAGCGTAGCGTGCTTCACATACGCCGATGGAACCAGGGTAAGCAACTCCCGTATACCATCGTTGATCCATAGTTCACGCTCCGGCAGTGTCCACCGCACCGCCGTAGTGTCTGTCAATATGTACCCGACGCGATTGGATACTTCCTGAACAATCATGCCTGGCTCCCCATCGCAAGCGGGGTTGGGCGGACGCGAGTTGTCCCCACGTTGTAGCCAGCAACCCTATGTCGCCGCGCCATCGCAATCTGCGCGAAGAACTCCTTTTGATACATTGCAACCGACCCAGGGTCGTTGCTAGGCGCGCCTGGGATAGTTGCCAGATAGTACAGCGCCCCTGAGATCAACGCGGGCGCGTAGGTGTGAATTAAAAAATCCGCTACGCTCGTAGCGCCGGGGGCAGGGGCTAACGCCTGTGTCACCTGCAACTCTGCTATAGCCCAAGCAATACGCTCATCCGCTACCGGGTCAAGGAGCAATACCGTGTCCGGGCGCGTCGTGTAGTACCCACGGGGCGGCCACACAGGGCGATCTGAGCGCATCGCGTGAAAGGCTGATTCTCCAACAGGAGCCAACAGATGCCCGCCTACGCGCAAGGCTGTAACCGCAACTGGCACCGTGCTGGAATCCGCCTGTTCAATCGTGAGAACATCGTCTTCCAACTCCATGTCCAGTGGATCGACCTCTTCCTGCCACGCCCATGACTCCCGACAAAACGTCTCCGTCGCTCGTGCCAATGCCATAAGCGAAGCCGCCTCTGGCGCGCCACTTGCGCGAAGATGTACTTCCGGGAGGAGCGTAGCAAAATTAGCCATTACTCATCCGCAAACAGTGTTCCCGTAGTATCCAGAGCAACGGGGTTCTCAACTCGCGCGGCCTTGCGCGGCGCGGACTTACGCGCCGTAGCCGCCTTCGTTGCTGTACCGGATTCACCGGCAACTGGCACGCGCCCCAGCAGGCGCTCACCGGCGTCCGTCAGATTGATGTTACGATGCGCATCCACGGTAGCTACAACCTGCCGCTTCCCGGCAACGCGCGCCACATAGCGGGTTACAAGAAAATCCGCGCCTGCGGTAATCAGTTCTTTTTGCGTCGTCACGTTCTTACTCCTGTTAAAGTGGGCCGGTACACGAACGCTCCGGCTGCGCGGAAAAATCCACCTGGTAGGAAAACTCATTAAACCCGCCAGGTGCCCTGTCGTGCTCAAGGTGCTCTTGCCGGTACAGGGTTGCGCGCCCGGCTGCGCGCGGGAGAGAGCCGCGCCCTATTCGCGGTGAGGGTTAAACAACGTAGGCCGCCGCAATCCCGTAGGGACGCAGCACCTTGAAGCCGTAAACAGACAACCCGACCAGCTTGCGACCAAAGTCGTTCGGCATTTCGCGGGTCTCCGTCTTGGCGATTTGCGCCGCAAAGGTGAGCGCCGACTTATGCCCCGCCATAATGATCCGGTGTCCCAGCGCGCCAACATCCGCGCCGCCCCAGTAATCCTGGTCATCCACGGCAAGAGGTAGCTTATTGGTCACGAAAGTCTGGAAGCGATCAATCAAGCCGATCTGATTCGCCGGGAACGCAGCCTTCGCGTCCGCCTGCAAATACGCCTGATTGATGTTGGATGTGTAGAGCTTCAGGCGTGTTGCCGAGTCGATCAGCAACCAGCGATCCGCAGCAGGCACATCCTGCTCATCCAATACGGCGGCAAGCGAGAGAATGACCTCCAGCGGATCGGTAAGCCCAGTACCCTGTCCAAGCGCAATAGGAGCCGCCGCTGTGCCAAGCTCATAAGCGCCGGTCTTGATGCCCGCGCCACTGCCGGTATTGGCGGCATCCACGTCGTTGAAGATACCAGGGCGCGTTGCCGTGCCAATCAGGATGTCCTCGTTGATGGCGTCCTGCATGGCTTGCGCCGCAGCCTTCGAGTATTCGTTCATCAACGGTATGAGCGACTGCTTTTCCACCACGTCAAACAACGGAACGGAAAAGTGCTTGGCGCGGTCAATCAGCAGGTCAACCTGCTCGTGCTCTGCCAGGGTGTCGATGAACCCGCCGCCAACCAGATAATCCGAAACGGCTACTTTAGGCGTTTTGTTGATTCGTACCGTGTCGCCATAGTTGCGAATCTCGCCTTCATAGTCGGTATTGGAAATGCGGTCGTAGATACTGTCGGCGTAGAACGCTTGCAGAATCTTGGACGACCAGAGCGCGGGAATGAATGCCCCAGAGTGTTGTGTGGACGTAAGAATGCCGGTCTGCCCTACAAGCAGGGGACCGGTGTTGATGGTAGACATGTGTCAATCCTTTCCGAAATGGGTGTAAATTACCCCGGTACGAGACTGACGCGCCCCTCCAGCAGAGCCTTCTCCGCATCCGCAGCCATTTGCTGCGCTTGCGGCTTCCCATAGCGATGCCAGTTTTGCGGATTGACCGCGTGACTGTATTCAGCCAGCGTCCACATCTTTGCATTGCCGGGTTTAGCTTCCCCGCCAGATTGCGCCCCGGTCGTAGCCGGAGAAACCTGACGCTGAAGTTCTTTGGTCTTATCTGGTTTAACCGCGTCCTTGGCTGGCGCAGCGCGCCCTGCCATGAACGCCTTGAATACAGCAGCAGCGCGAGCCGCATCCAGTTGATTTTCCGCAACCGCAAGGACTGCCTGCCGGGAAACGCCGGAGATACCATCCGGTTCGCCCAGCCAGCGCAGGAATGCCGGGTCTTCATTGACAGTTTGCCAATCAGGAACCGCGCGATCCATCGCCGCGTAAAACAGGTCTTCCTTCGTCTGGGCAACGCCGGTATTTACCGCGCCCAGATTATTTTGCAATGCGTTAATAACCTTCGTGAACTCTGCTTCCTTTTGAGCCAGCATCGCTTTGGCAATCTCTGCCGCCCGCCGCTCAACCATACTCACCATGTCCGTACCAAACGCTTCCGCGTCGCGTTCATTCCCCAACGGCTTTTCCGGTTTGGCAGGCTCAGAAGGCGCTCCTTTTTGCGCTGCTTCTAACGTCTGGATACGAGCTAACATCTGCTGATTGACGCCATATAGGGCGTATGCCCTGTCGCGCCAATAAGCGGGATCATCTTCTCGTCCGGGTTTAGCCGTTGGCGGAGGGGTATTATCCTCTTCGCCGGTGGGGGTGTCAGGGTCTGGCGTACCAGGGTCCTGACCAGCTTCTGTACCTTCGGCATTGGGTGGCTCAACATCGTCCGGTGGTGGGGCGTCTTCGCCCGTGTCCGTTCCGAACATCTGTTTTTCAAGCTCTGCGGCAGCGTCAATCTGCCGTTGTACTGCCAAGGGTATATCAGCCATTTACATCTCCACTGCGGTAGACCGCGCTGCGGGTTGTTTCAATCCTCGCCAATTCTGTGCCATCTATGTGATCCAGCAACTCACGCGCCAGTGCATAGCGACCCTGGAGGCGACGCCATATCTCAGATGAATCCGCTCTTGCCATGCCATCAAGCGACTGGGCAGCTACCCTTTGCAGGTACAGCGTCACGCCCCGCATCTCTGGGGACGTGAGCCGCTTGAAGCTGTTAGCCTCTTCCGGCGTGATGAAAGCGGATGTAATCTGAGTCATGCCAATAATGTTAGCGAAGATTTTCAATTTGTCAAGGGTTTTAACTAACTATTTGCGGGCGGGGCGAAAAATTATCCGCTACCGGCGTCGCCCCATCCATTAACACCTCTCCCGGCGGGCCGCCCATCGGCATCGGGCCTTGCGCCTGTCCCGGCATACCGAGAGCGGGCGGGGGTGGCGGCATCGCGGCTTGCATGGCTTGCGCCAGAGCCGCCTGTGCCTTCACGACTTCTGAGGGTGGCACGATCTTGTCTGCGTTCATGGAGAGCGCCTCTGCCTGTTCGCGCAGCATGTACGCGATGCCTTCCGGCCCTACGATCTGCTGGACAACAGGCGATGTGAGCGCCAGTTGCAGGAGTTCATTACGCCTGACTGCCGCCGCGTCTCTGATAACCAAGGCGTTCGCGCCTCTTGCATTAACATGCACGTCGCCCTTCAAACTAACATCATCCAGATACATCATGTTCCAGTACCATAGGCGCTCTACCAGCGGCGCGATGATGTGTCTATCCACGTTGCCTATGACCTGCTTGATGGTCTTGCCCGCATTGGACATCATCATGCTCATGCCGGTGGCGGTACGCCCCGCGCCGCCTGCTGCGCCGTCTCCGGTCATGTAGCGGGGAATACCTGAATACTCGTCCGCCATCACCGCGACTTTTTCGTACACGGCCAGCAGTTCCGCCGCGTTCGAGTTGGGTTGGAAGAACCCTATCGGCGGGGCGGTAGAGCCGCTATAGTCGTCGCGGAACTGACTGACTTTCCAGGGGAACAGTGTGGTGATGTCCTCTCCGGGCACGAGCCGATTCACATCCACATACACCTGCGGCCCGGACGCGATGCCCATGTTGTTGACCAATGCCCGGATTGCCCCGTTGCACACGTCCTGACAGTCGCGCACCAAGTCCATTGGGGATTCGCCCATCCACGCGCCGGGAATCTCCCCGTAGCAGGTCTTGTAATAGGGCTTGCGGTTCATAGGATCGGGGTTAATCAGCGCCTTGATAACCCACTTGCCGACGAGCCATGCTTCAATCTGATACTCTACCAACGGGTCAGGTACATCCTCTTCCGTCAAGCCCCATTCCAACAGGAGCTTCCCCTGTGCGGAACCCCAATATTGCAGGGCTTCAATCAGACCGGCAGGATTCGTCCAGGTATCTGCCGTGCTTTTTCCCTCTGCGGTAGCGCGTTCCGTATCCAGTGCCTGTGTCTCCTGGTATCCTGTCGTGCCATATTCATCCAACACGGCGCGTATGGCTTCCCCGCTGTATCCGGGCGCGTCAATCAGATCGGAGAGGGCAGTGCGCGTGAGCTTGTGGCGTTCGATAATATCCCCATCGTCAGGGTACGCCATGTGTTGCATCCAGTAGATGTCGAATGGGCTGACCCGCTTCCATACAGGGGAGAGTTCTTCCGTGACTTCAAGCGCGGACTCTTCTCCGCCCGCTGTCCATTTCAGCGTCTTGCGCCGCTCAATGACGGGACCCTTCAAAACCGCGAAGGGGAACGTCACCAGGTCATCTATGAACTTGTGAAACTCATTGGTTATGCCCCCTTCTACGAGCTGGTCATCCATCTTGCGCTTCATCTTGGCGCAGATGGAAGCGGCTTCTTCGCGGGCGGAGTTTTCGATCATGCCGGTTCTGGCGCGGGTCAGCTTCTCCAAGTCCCACGGCGGCGGATTCACCCCAGCGGCGGCAGCTTCCTGTAGCTCCGAGAGATATTTCATGTACTCCATCTCAAGGCGCTCAGGCGGTAAATCGGGTACAGGCGTAGGGTCTAAGGTATAAGGGAGCGGTCCATCAGTAGCAGAGAGCGTGTCGCGTATCCAGGACGCAGCAGCGCGCGCCTTGTTTGCCGAGAGGCGCATGTAGACTTCCGTGCCGCCCTGTTTGCGAATTTGAGCGAGCGTCGCCGGGTCATACTGTCCGCGTCGTTGCAACAGACCTTGTAGCATACGTGGTTCAGCAGTCTGTTGACGGGCGTCGCGCATGACCTGCCAGCGGGAACGGATATGCGCGGCAAGCGACGTGATAGCCGGATCAGAGTTCATCGCCTCCGCAGCGGCTTTCTCGTCCGCGAGAATGGCGGACATCGGCTTGATAAGCACCATCGCGTTGCTGGCGACAATGGCCTCTGGCGTGTTAGTGGGTACAGCGGGTTGATCTCGTTGAACGGGCGCAGTCAAACCCGCCCCAGGCATGTCAGGAAACATAACAACCTCCTTGGTGATGGAAGGTGTTTACACCCGATTTTCTGGGGTGTCAAGCAAGTACGAAATTTAACACGTACCCTATTAACGGACCGCTCAACTAAAAACTACCAAAAATAAGAACCCCATCACAACACACACAAAAATAATCCCCGCGTCGACCTCCCAGCCAGTATCATGCTCCTGCTGTGAAACTTGCTTACATTCTGGCTCCGCTGCTGCTTGTCTTGCTTGCCTCGCTTGCGCTGCTTGTTCCGCTTTCAATACATTTAGCGCATTAGATTCCCATATACCCGACAAAACCTCATTATAAGCCTCACTCCGGTCAGCCGCTGCCAAATGCGGTTGCGGCGCTACCCCAACCCCTTCCACAACGCCATCTTTGCTCTTCCCATTCACGATGAAATTTAGTCGCCGCACCTCCAACCGCGCCGCATCAAGCTCTCTCTTGGTATCCGCCAATGCTACCCGTAGCTCATCACTGTCTCGTAAAGCAGCAAGCAACTTCTGATTCGCATCCTGGGAACTTTGTTCCCCGCTATGCGCCGCCCCTCCAGGGGGTGCAGGCACCATAGCAAGGTACACCTCTGACAGTAGCTGCGTGTCTACCAACGCTCCATGCCGAGTACGACGCGATGTATCTATACGATACCTACTGCATAGCGCGTTAAGGTTGTTTTCTTGCCCCGGATGCAAGCCCCGCGCAATTTTCAGTGTGTCCACCACGCTCGCGCAGAGAGTTTCCGTTGCTGATAACCCAAGCCGCGCAAACTCCATATTTAAAAAACCTAAGTCGAATGGAGCGTTGTGCATAATCAGTTCCGCTCCCTTGATAAAGTCTCGCACCTGCCCAGCAACCTGCGCGAACTTGGGCTTATCTCGCAAAAATGCGTAGCTTAGTCCGTTTACAGCTTGCGCTTGCGACGACACTTCGCGCTCAGGGTTTACGTAGAACTGTAACTGTCGCCCAGTCAAGCGCCGATTTTGCATTTCCAGTAAAGCAATCTCAGCAATGCGGTCTCCTTTCTTAAACCCCAAGCCCGTTGTCTCAGTATCAAGGAAAACTTGTCGCTTTGGTTGCGCTGCTTGTACCTTGCTTAACCGCGCAAGTGCGTCATCGCGCTCTTTGGCAACTATATCGATAGCTTCGTCCCAATTTTTAATAATGTCCTCGTAGTTCTCAACTGCTTCGTCCCGATCCTCCCTAGCCTCGTCGCGTTCCCTGATTGCCGCATCTCTCTCCGCAGTAACTTCACTAAGTGCTTTAAGGATTATGCCGTGCTGCTTAACCGCACTGTTACAGGCTGCCTGTGCCGCATCGCGTTCCGCCTTTGCCTCCTCGCGTTGCTTGACTGCATCTCTACGCTCAAACTGGGCAGTATCTCGTTCTTCGCAGGCTACATCTCGTTCCCTAGCTACTGCGGCAGCCTTATCATAAGCCTTGATAAGCTCCGCACGACTCACAAATCCCGCTTCCGGCTCTTCAGTAACCCCGCCCATATCGTTTTCACCAGCACTGCAATCTTTATTGTCAGCAGCAACCAACTTTTTACCCCGGCGCGAATCAAACGCCTGTACATAGTCGGGTTCCCGCTCCCAATCTTTAAAAGATCGCTTGCCCTCTGGAACCCACAACTTATCAGGCGCACTGCAAGCACGCAGAAACCAATCATCCCCATCGTCATCGCCATCAGGGGGATTCCACTCATCACTAAGCCTACCCATGACAACCCCCTACAAAATTATCATCCTTCCGAAATATTACTCCTGCCCAAATTAAAATTCAACAACACTACGCAGAATTACGTTATACCCAAGCGTAGTCTGCCTTCTTCACTTCCCGCCTGACTGTCGCCTCGGCTCCCCTGAACAGCGCGCCGCCGTCGTGGTGCAGGCAGGCGTACTGGCAAGCGTCCGCTACGTCTGAAAATGGATGCGATTTTTCAGGCGTGTCATCCTGTACGCCCTTGCTGTTTATCTTGTACCGATACCTGCCCGCCAGTGCTTCGATCAGCAGGCTGGCCTTGGGGCTTATCAGCATACCCGGTCGCCCATCCACGATACGAGTGAGGTATTTTTCAACGACGGCGAGGCGCGCGGCAATCGTGTTGGTTCGCGCTGGCTTCAACATGAACCCCTCGGCTCTGAAAATATCCGCCACACTCTTCTCGTCCGTCTGCGCCCGCTGCATCGCCGCCGGGTCTATGATAATCAAGGGGCGCTGCCGGTTATAAGGCAACTGAGCCAGCAGAGGCTTCAGCTTCTCCCGGATGAAGCGCAAGGCTCCCATGCCCTCCGAGTTCCCCGTGATTGCCTCATGCACGACGACACGCCCATCGTAGGTAAGCTGCGTGATAACCGCCGTGGGGTTCAAGCCTGCATCCACGCCAATTATGAAGTCCGTCGGCATGACCGCCGGGGCTTCCTT